TCATAAAACAATGACCATAGATAGACGCATAGTTTTGGGCTTGTTTCATTACAGAGTTAAAAGTGTTACCCTCTAAGTCTGCGTCTTTTAAGAATGATTCTAAACTAGGTTCGTCAGCCATAGAACCAAAATCTCTCGATGCTTTTACTCTAAATAAAAAAGATGAATATATTTGAATGATGTTTTTACAATGATTATCGCAAGGTGTGTTACCAAGTCTTTGATTGTATTCGTTATCAAGTTCTAAATTATATCTATTTAAGTATTGACCGATAGTGTAATCGTAACCACCATTATATGATCTTATGTAATACTCCCAACGATTTACATTTTCTTTGTAATCTTTGTGTGTATCGTAAGCATCATCTCTTGTATAAGCCATATTATTTAATGTTCCATCTTGTTGGTATTGAACTAGGCATTTGAGTAACTAAAGGTTTTATATAATCAATCATATATCCAAGTGCATCGTTCATGTGGTCAAACCCATCTTCTTTATCAGGAATATTTGTATCTTCCTTGTATGTTTGTCTTTGTAATCCTTTTATAAGATATTTGCAAGAATTGCTAATAAAAATATGTCTTACACCTTTTGAATCTTTAAGTTTAGAATTTACAGCATTTATCCTATCTCTTACTGCTGGGTGTTTATGTTTTACTTTAACTGTAAATCCACCATTCTGTAAAATGGATAAGTCTGTTCTACCACCAGCAGATGTTTTTCTTTGCCTAGATGCTGGGTCAGGATAGATAAATATTGGTAATTGTGTTCCATACCTATCTCTTATTTCTTGCACCATTTCGTCAGTATTACTTGAATAAATAACTATCTCATCAACTAAATATATCTTTTCTTTGTCTATCTGTGCAACACAAGCTGACATTGGGTCTATGTTAAAGTCCATTCCAATATGTAAAGGTTTTTTCCAATCTATATTTCTATTCACTACAGATTCTACAGGGTGAAAGTTATAATAAATAGCACCAGCATAGTTTTCAAATGTACCCTCAAACTCTTGTCTAAATGTTCTTTGATCTAAGTCTTGTCTAGCTTGATCTATTTCTTTTGGTGTAACCATACCACCATCTAATGTTGTATATTGAAAACTCTCCCATTCTTTGTCTTGCTTACCTTTCAGATACATCTCATAAGACCAATTACCATAACCTTTCGGAGTTCCGCACATTAACACTTTTCCTAATGTATCTGATATTGATGCTCTTAATACTTCAAACCAAGTTCTTTTATCTATATCTGCAAACTCATCTAATATTAAAAAGTTTAATCCTGTACCTCTAAGTGAGTCAGGCATATCAGCAGACTTTAAAGATATTGTACTATTTGTTTTTCTTACAGTTATTGTAAGTGTCGTTTCATTTATATCTTCTATCCAATTAAATTGATTTAGAACTTGTTTTAGATTAGACCAACAAATGTCTTTAGCCATTTTAAGAGTTGGTGCAACATACCATATCTTTTGATTTGGTATAGCCGCATATTTCATCATCTCGGTTATAGCAAGATATGTTTTACCGAATCTTCTACCTGATATTAATACTCTAAATCTTTTATTTGATGATGATATACGATGTTGTGGTTTTGTTAGAGTTATCTTCATTACAGCCAAATTTTATGTAGATATTAAATTTATTAACATCATCTCTACCAAGTTCAATGATTTTGTCATAAGCCCTTGTATAACCATCAAGCATACAACTATAAGCATCTACATATTTATCATCAAATCGGTGTGGTGGCATACATGAAGTTTTACCCTCAATATAAGCACACATAATCATAGTAAGTACAAACTCCATTTATTTTTTCCTTTTCCATTTTCTTTGAGTCTGTACTCTCCAAGACCAATGAAATATTGCTCTTGTTATCTTCTCTATCTTTATCAAAAACCAATCTATCATTATTAAGACTCATAAATTATTTTAATTTTTCTATCCTTAGTATTTTATTATCTGCATCTAACTCAGCTTTTACTTTGGAACACATGTAAACTGCGTTGCTGTTTCTAGTTGCTATTCTTTTCTTTTCTAAACATTTGCTTATGCTTGGAGTCCAAGTCATCTCAACAAGTTTTTGATCTACACCTACAAACATCAATAAAGCTATAATTGTTTCCATTAGTGATTACCATTTCTTAATTTTTCTATTTGTTTATTTATATTATCTACTTGCTCTTTTAAATGATCTATATTGACTTTGTTGTATCTACTAGCTTCTATTTCTTTTTCTATTGATTCTATTTGAGATGCTAAGTGTTCTATTAACATATACATTTCTAAGTTTTTTGGTTCTTGTTGTGCTTTTTTTAGTAGATCACTTTCCATCAAAGTATCTGCTGTCTCTAATGCAGATATGCGACCTGTGAGATTTGCATAACCAAATACTGCACCTGATACTACAATAATAATTCCAATTAAGTTTGCTAAAGGTAATTGTAACTTAGACTCTGAACTAACTTTAATTGTATCATCTTTTTTGCTCATATCTTAAATCCTTTTTTCCAAGATTGGATAGCCCAATAAGCTGGGCTGAGAGATACTTGTTTTCCGCTTCTTCTTACCTTTGCAAGTATTGGTCTAAATCTAGCAAAGAACATTCTCTGTCTTGTTGGATTATTCTTTCTAATTGGCATTCCTTTCGCACCAAATCTAACTATCTGAACTCTACCTGATCTTTTATTTCTTACATAAACTCCAAACTTCTTTGAAGCTGATGGTGTTCTAAAAGGTTTGTTTAATTTTCTATTTCCATGTAATGACATAATTTGTAAATAACATTAATCATCTACAAATGCACCCAAAAAGATAGCCACTACCATCATTCATCACATGAAGATTAATACTATCTACATATCCGCTAAGTTTGAGTCTGAGAATATCGCATACATCAAAACAATTAGCTTCACTTATAAGTTCAATACCTTTTAATATTTCTTTTGTTACAGGAATGAGTTGATATACACCATCATTAAGAATTATTAGTTCCATTACCTTTTAAAATGTCTTGGTCGCCATTTGTTACAAACATAAGTATCTTTGACACCTTTAGTTCTATAAACTCCACAAAACGAATGACGTCTCGAAAAAAGTCCGCATGAACCACAGCTTCCCTCACCTCTTTTTGCTTGTCTAAAATCTTGTGGCATTTGATAAGGTATAAACTCACCATTAGGATAAAAGTTTGATCTTTTCATCTGACACCTTGACCTCTATTTTTAGATTTACCAATCATACGTCTTTTGTGTTTGTTCATTTTAGCTTTACTTGGATTACGACCTATTGATGTCTTATGAAATGTTGGCTCATAAGCAATTACCTTGCCATATAAATTACCCTTTTTCTTTGCCATTAGAGTCTTTTATTTCTTCTGCTTGTGCTTCTATAATTAATGGTAAAGGTTCAGTAACATTTGTTTGTTGTACTTTGTCTGACATTCCGAGCATATTTTTTGAAAGAAATATCTGCATCATAGTATTATCTTTTTTAACTGCTTTATCGTACATTTTTTTTCTTAAACTAGCTTTACCTTGCTCTCTGTATTGGTCTATTATTTCGGCAAAATTTCTTTTCAATGTTCTTGCAGATACATTCATTACTGAAGCTATCTCATAAGTAGGACAACCAATAGAAGCTAGATTTTTCAATATCTCTACATCTACTTTTGCTTTTGGTCTGCCAACACTACATTGTGGTTTCTTTGTGGCTTTTGCCATAATTTTGTCCGATTTCATATTTGATTCTTATACCTCATTTCCCCAACAATCCCAACCCTCTACTCGTTGTCTAGCAAATAGTTCTATTCTTGGTAAATCTCCACAAAGTTCTACAATTCTATTTCTTATATCGTCAGGTTTCTTACTATGTTGTTCTAATCTACTTACAATTAATTGTCTTACAGATTTAGATACTCTTTTTGGTTTTCCTTTAGTTGCTAATAAACATTGTTCAGGGTTGCATCTAGTGTAATAACCCATTCCTGTAAAATACCCATTTGATTTCTTGTTTTCCTTAACCCAAGTGAAAGCTACTGTTTTATATTTAAAACCCCATCTTTTAATAGTTTCCAAAGCTTCAGGAAGCATTGAGTCGATAGCCCACATAAATAGGATACAATCATCATCAGAAATTGTTTTAATAGGTAGATTATAAATATCATCAATATTAAGGCAATTATAATGCTGTAAAGCAGATCGTTTAGTGCCTTTATCAGAATATGTTTTAAAGTGCCAAGCTGGGTCTGCATAAATAATATTATATTTTTTTTTAGGAAAAGGTATCAAATCTCTATTTTTTTAAGTTCTTTTATGCAACCAATCGGAAAGATATTACGATCACTAAAAGTTTCTTCATCATAACTAGCAAATGTCCATAAATATTTTTTATCTTTTTTAAATACATAAGCATTAGTTGTCATCAAAGCTGGTTTCATATTTAGAAACTCTTTTTCAGATGCGTGTCCACTATCACCTAAAATATCTATCCATTTAATTTCAAAGAAATAATATTTTTTCTTATTTATTGATATGTGTCTGAATTTAGACTTTTTCTTGACCATTTAGTGTTTGCTCTTATCTATTGATTCTAAGATTCTCT